CAAAGGCAGATGTTACTGACGCAGCTAACGTAGAGCCATTAGTTGACGCACATATCAACGTATCTGGTGCATCCTCTGGTCAATACCTTGGGTGGAACGGTTCAGACTACGCTTGGTCAACTGTCGATCTAACAACAAAGGTAAGCAAATCAGGCGACACTATGACAGGTGCGCTTATCCTGAATGCAGACCCAACAGCGGCACTAGGGGCTTCAACAAAGCAATATGTCGATACTCAGGTTGCAGGGATTGTAGATAGCGCACCAGCTACACTGGACACACTGAATGAACTAGCGGCTGCATTGGGGGATGACCCTAACTTTGCAACTACTGTAACGAATAGCATTGGCACAAAGTTACCACTAGCAGGTGGTACGCTGACGGGTGATTTAAGTTTCAGCGGCGGCGGTTTAATTTCGTCGAATGGCACAGGCGATACGCTTGTGGTGTCTGGTTCAAATGCTGTTAATACTGGTGGAAGTATTACTCTTGAAGGTAATACCGCATCAGATGCTTCTCATATAAAGTTGAAAAATGGCTCTACAGAAGTCATGCGGATTGCTAGTGGCAAGGTCGGGATTAAAAATTCGTCACCCGTAGAAGATTTACACATCAAAGGCACCAACCCTAGAATTAATGTTGAGGGTGACGGAAGCAGTTACTACCCATCAATTCGTGTGACAGGTGTCAACGGCGGCATTTCGCTTGGCACTTACTATGGTGGTAATATTAGCGGCGAAAATGGAATTGAGTTTCTAACAGGCTCATCAGCTACAGACAGCGGCACACGGCGCATGAAGCTAGATAGCAGCGGTAAGTTGGGTATTAACAATAGCTCACCATCTTACATGATAGATGTTGCTGCTCAATCAAGCGTTGTCCCAGCTAGATTATCTGCCGCAAGCGGCGATGCTCAGATGTATTTACAGTACAATACATCTACAACAGGTCAGTTTATTGGGTGTAATAGTTCAGGTACTTTCCAAGTTCAACGTGGCAGCGATGGCACGACGATGATGTCTGTTGATACTTCTGGAACTGTTTCAGCAGCCAACTTCAACACCACTTCAGACGCTACCCTAAAGACCAACGTAGAGACACTGACAGGCTCTCTGGATGCAGTAAAAGCAATGCGTGGTGTCTCATATGATTGGATTGACAACGGCAACTCAGAGGTCGGTGTAATCGCCCAAGAGGTTGAGGAAGTTATTCCTGATCTGGTCAGCACAAATGAAGAAGGCATCAAATCAGTTAAATACGGCAACATCGTGGCTGTACTGATTGAGGCCATCAAAGAACAACAGGCTCAGATTGATGAGCTAAAGGCGCAACTAAACAGCTAATAGTGGAGACACGAAGATGGCGATTAAAGTAAACGGCACTACGGTTATTGATGACAGTAGGAACCTTGTGAATATTGCAAGCGGAGCAGGTTCTTCAACGGCTTACGGTGCGGTTGGAACTTATGTTACTGGCGTATTTCTTGGCACTGGTCTTACTGAGGGTACAACAAAATCTGGAAGCAATATTTTTCCAGCGGGTATGGGCGATATGGGTGAAAGTAGCTTGCCAGGAAACGATGCTGCGTCTGGCCCTGGGAGCAATAGATATTGGTCAAGGGGTACAACTTCACTCTCAGGAACTTGGAGAGTTATGGGTCGGATGAGGTACGAAGATAGCAATACCCGCCCAAGATATATGCTATGGGTAAGGATTTCTTAAAATGTCTAACAATAAAGTAGCAATTACAGAAGCCCGTAACGCTTCATACATCGACGCAGATGGAAACATTGATTGTGAGATTAACCATCCAGAATATGGCTGGATACCTTACACACTGCGTGATGATGACCTAGATACCACTGTTGATAACGCAGCGGTCAAAGCAATCCTTGGCTCAAATATCGCAGCATACGTTCCACCTACACAGGAAGAACTAGACGCACAGGCAGCGGCAGAAGTTCGTGGTCAACGTAATATGCTTTTAGCAACTGAAGTAGACCCTATCGTATCTAACCCACTGCGTTGGGCTGACCTAACAACAGAGCAACAGAACGCATGGTCTGCATATCGTACAGCATTGCTAGACATTACAGATCAAGCTGGCTTTCCGCACAGTGTAACGTGGCCCACTAAACCTGAATAGGATGTAACAAATGAGCAGAGCAAGAGACTTAGCTAACAGTGCTGACAACGACATCTCAGGTACACTTACCGTAGATGACATCACACTTTCTGGTAACATCACTGTTGGTGGTACAGTTGACGGGCGTGACCTTGCTACGGATGGCTCTAAGCTAGACGGTGTAGAGAGTGGTGCTACTGCTGACCAAACTAAAGCTGACATAGATGCGCTAAACATTAATGCTGACACATTAGATGGGCAACACGGTTCGTATTACACAGCGTATGCCGACACAGCGGTATCTAACCTTGTGGATAGCGCACCAGCCACACTGGACACTCTGAATGAACTAGCGGCTGCATTGGGTGATGACCCTAACTTTGCGACAACTACAGCAACCAACATCGGCACTAAGGTTTCTAAGTCTGGCGATACTATGACAGGTAATCTGGACATCACAGGGACTTTGACCAGCGATGGGCTGACTGTGGATGGGACTTCCCAGTTTGATAACTATAGTTCTACAAGCGGTAAAGGTCGCATACAATTTGGTAACTCTGGTCAGCAATACATTGAAGGTTATGATAGTGGAAACGCTGGATCAGGTTCATATCTAAGTTTTGGTCAAGGTACATCAGAGGCCGCTAGGTTTGACAACAGCGGTAGCTTGCTGGTGGGGATGTCTTCTAATAGCATAACGTCAACAGGTATTGGTTTAGTTCGTGATGGCACTAGTCACATGTATTCTGGCGGTACACACACGCTAGAACTTGGTCGTGGTACAAACGATGGTGACATTCTAAAGTTTAATCGCAGTGGCACCGCTGTGGGGAGTATTGGGAACAACACGGATTTCTTCATTGCTTCACAGGACGGTACTGGTTTGAGGTTTAACAGCACTCAAGTTTTACCTTGCTCAGAAAGTGGCGCAACTCAAAATGGTTCAAGAGATTTAGGCGCATCAGGGTCTAGATTCGGAAACGGATACTTTAGTGGTGCTGTATATGGTAATACATTTAGTGCAGTCTCTTATGTTGATACTCCTGATATTTATTTAGGGGGAAACCTTTACCATAATGGCGACACTAATACATACATTAGTTTCCCTTCAAATGATAACATTGCAATCGCCACAGGTGGCACCAACCGTATCTATGTTGATAACAGTGGTGTTCGTATAGGCGACACAGGGAACGCTTATGTCCAGCCTGTCTCTGGCAGCTATGGTTCTTTCCAGATTGATGGCGGTTCGCATGCTGGTTGGGAAGGTTACAGCATTGGTGGTCGCGCCGTGTTCATGCATGACAACACTTCAGGCACAGGTATCTTTAATGATGTTGAAGATGAGTGGCTAATTCGCTTCACTCATAATGCTCAAACAGACCTTTACGCTAATGGTAACAACTTAGCACGTCTTGAAACTGATGGTGACTTTCATGCAGATGGAAATGTCATTGCTTATTCAACAACGATTTCTGATCCACGTCTAAAGGAGAACATTCAGCCTGTCACTAATGGCTTAGAAAAAGTGATGAAACTGAATGGCTACACATTCAACTACAAGGCTGATGGTGTTGCTAGTGCGGGTGTAATGTCGCCAGAGGTGAAAGAAGTACTACCTTCAGCTATTAAGAAATCAAAGCTAAGTCTGAAATTAGGCGATGATAACGAAACAGCATATGACATCGTTCAGTATGATCAGCTTACCGCATTGTTCATTGAAGCAATCAAAGACTTAAAAGCAGAAATTGACGAACTAAAAGCTAAATTGGAGGGTTAATCATGGCTCTACAGAATAGTGGTGCAATATCTCTAAACGACATCCACGTTGAGGCGGGCGGTTCAAGTGGTACGCAAGCATCTTTGAACGATACTGACATTCGTGACTTAATTGGTAAGGCATCTGGCGCACAAAGTAGCTTTAGTGAGTTTTATGGTGCATCCGCTGAAACCTTTATGGTTGCAACTGGTGGCACGGTGACAACTGACGGTGACTATAAAGTCCATGTGTTCAACAGTAGTGGCACGTTTACAGTCACTACCGCTGGTGTTGGCGGTACTAACAACCAAGTGGACTTCTTAGTAATTGCTGGTGGCGGCGGTGCTGGCGGTGCAATTGACACTGGCGCAAATGGCACTGGTGGCGGTGGCGCAGGTGGTTATCGTACATCTCACGCTGGGTATGGATCAGGTGGAGGTTCTTCGGTTGAGAGTGCATTAGTTCTTTCACAGGCTAGCTACACAATCACTGTCGGCGGCGGTGGCGCGGGAGGAACTTACTCAGGTGGTCAAGGTGTTTCTGGCAGCAATTCGTCTATCTCTGGATCAGGTATTACTACCCTAACATCTAATGGTGGTGGTTATGGTGGTTACTATAAACAAGCAGGTGCATCGGGCGGTTCAGGTGGTGGCGGCGGTGGTCGTGGTTTTTACGCAGGTGGTAGTGGCACTGCAAACCAAGGCTATAGCGGTGGATATTCTGCAAACCACAACACTAGTGGCGACAGCGGTGGCGGCGGTGGCGGCGGTGCTGGCGCTGCGGGTGGAGATGGATCGGGAGATTACGGTGCGAATGGCGGCGTTGGATTAACTTCTGCTATTACAGGCGATACTGTTAAGCGCGGCGGTGGCGGCGGTGCGGGAGGAAACTCAGGTTACGGCTATGGCGGTCAAGGCGGCGGTGGCTGGGGTACAACAAGCACAGGCGCAACAGGTGGTCATGGATCAACGAACACTGGAGGCGGCGGTGGCGGCTGCGATAGTTCTGGAGATGGTGGCAACGGCGGTTCTGGTGTAGTTATTCTTCGCTATAAGTTTCAATAGGGTATGACATGGCTCATTTTGCAAAAATAGAAAATGGAACGGTTGTGCAGGTTATTGTCGCAGAGCAAGACTTCATAGATACTCAAGAAGGTACTTGGGTTCAGACATCTTATAATACACATGGTGGCGTCCATGCTTCAGGCGGTACACCCCTGCGTAAAAACTATGCTGGTATAGGTTTCACATATGACAGCCAAAGAGATGCTTTTTTATATCCGAAACCTTATCCTAGTTGGGTTTTAAATGAGGATACTTGTTTATGGGAAGCCCCTGTTCAACGTCCAGATGACGGTGAGAAATACTCTTGGAATGAAGCAACGACATCTTGGGATGTAGCTTAATTAGAAAGAATTGTAAATGTTTGGTTATAATCCGATAGCATCAGCCCCAGTAGCGGCAACAGATAAAGTTATTTACCTGTTCACTTGTGTCTACAACGGCACGGCTGCGGATGTACCGACACTTACAGTTTATGAAGATGAAACATTCTCTGCGCCCAATGTGCTTACTGGCACAGTGAGGATTAACACAGGCGCATTGACGCAAACACATGCGCTCACCACAGCCGACATTGATCTTGGTGCGCCCACGGTTGCAAGCACTGGCATTACACAGGTTCACGCAATATCCGCGCCTGAATTAATTACTGGCAATGCTGATATAGTTACGTTGACCGCTTATGAAGATGAAACTTTCGCTGCGCCTAATTTGGACGCTGGCAACCCCTCTATTGATGCAGCTTCGCTGTCTCAGCTTCACATTTTAACACTTGAAAGTGTGGAAGCTAACGCGCCTGTCGTTGACACAACAGCTATAACGCAAGTTCATGTTCTTGCGGCACCAGAGCTATTAACTGGCATAGATGTAGGCCAACTTAGGTTCCAGTGGATGGAGCAATACTTTGACGCAGAGATTTGGACGGAGCAAAGCATACCTAGTGAAACATGGACGGATGCTGCGTAGCGTGGTATTGTGCAGCTAACAAAGGATTGAAACATGGCGATTAGCATTACCAAACCAACAGTCGGCGGCTCAGAAGATACATGGGGTGCGACAATCAACACGGCGCTAGATACAATCGTTGATGGCGTAAACGGTACGTCAGGCACGGTGGCCCCTGATCTAAGCACTCTTACGATAAACGGTACAGACGTTACCGCGACAGCGGCAGAGTTAAATATCTTGGATGGTGTCACTGCAACAACGGCTGAACTTAACTATGTTGATGGCGTCACTAGCAATGTTCAGACACAATTGGATGCAAAAGCACCTACAGCTAATCCAACCTTCACTGGAACTGCGACAATACCAACAGCAACGATTACAACAGGTAACATTACGACTGTTGATCTGGGTGATTGGACGATTACGCAGTCAGGCACAGAGTTGCACTTTAGTTACAACGGCGCGGTTCAGTTCAAGCTAACAAGCACTGGTACTCTACAAGCGAATGATGATGTTCAAGCAGAGGCATTCTAATGGCCTTACAAAGTTCTGGTAAGATTACGCTAAAAGAGATAGCGGCAGAGTTTGGCGGTGATGCGCCTCACGGGTTGAAGGAATATTATCGGGGCGGCGCTTATACGACAAGCAACAACACTAATGTTGCTGTTTCACCTAATCTTATCGGATTAAAACAATTTTATGGTGGGACAAGTGAATTTAGCCTGTCAATTTCATCAAGTCAGCAAGAATTGAACCTATCGACATATGCCACAGCTCAGGGTTGGGATGGATCGGCTCCACTTGTTGTTACTATTGGGTCGGGTGTTTACCTATGGTCTGACAATACATCTGTTGGTGGCCTTACAATTCCAAGCAGCATGAACGGTTTAGTCACGATTACAAATAACGGCTATATAATTGGTCGCGGTGGTGACGCAGGTCAGGCGGGTGGCCCCGCACTTGTAAACAACGCAACTGGGGTAACTCTTACTAATGCCTCTGGCGCGTTTATCGCTGGCGGCGGTGGTGGCGGTGGTGGTCGCGGTGGCGGTGGTGCAGGCGGGGGTAACGGTGTTGGCGGTTATCGTGAAAGCCCACCTACATATTATGCAGCGGGTGTTGGCGGTGCTATTGGGCAGAACGGTACAAATGGTGAAAGTGGCGCATACTCAGGTGGCTCATATAATGGTGCTGGTCTAGGTGGTGGCGCAGGTGGCGGTGGCGCGGGAGCAGAACCACGCACAGATGGTTACGCGGGTTACGGCGCATCAGGCGGCGGTGGTCGTGTATTGACTGTCAGCACATCATACGGTCAAGGCGCATTTGGTGGTCTTGGTGATGGCGGCACTGGTGGCTCCAACGGCAACGCAGGGAGCAACGGATCATATGGCGGGGGCGGTGGCGGCTGGGGCGCAGCAGGTGGTAATTCTGGCGGTGCAGGTGGTGCAGCTATTTCTGGCACTGCAATCGCTACATATACGAATAACGGCACAGTTTATGGATCAACGGCATGACATTAGTACCGCTAGACATACCCGCAGGCTTTTATCGCAACGGCACTGATTTAGAGCAAGCAGGGCGTTGGCGCGATGGATCGCTGGTGCGGTGGCGTGACAACTCACTTCGTCCGATTGGTGGCTGGCGTGAGCGTAAAACATCTTTTTGCACAAACCCTGTACGGGGTATGCATACATGGGAAACAATCAGCGGCAACGCTTGGTTGGCTGGTGGATCGCACGATGCTTTGGTTGTAATGACGGGTGGCGGCACTCTTACAGACATCACTCCGACAGACCTAGCAACGGGCCGTGAAGATGCAGCAACTAACACAGGTTTTGGCGGTGGATTTTATGGCTATGGATTTTATGGTCAGCCTATTCAGTCATCAGAAAACAGTGTTCCGCAAGAGGCAACCACATGGTCGTTAGACAACTGGGGTGAATATCTTGTGGCTTGTCATTACGATGATGGTCGCTTGTTGGAATGGCAATTAAACACTGCATTAAATGCCGCACCGATCACTAACGCGCCCACAGATAACTTAGGTTTGGTTGTCACAGAAGAACGTTTTGTTTTTGCTCTTGGTGCAGGTGGAAATCCACGCAAAGTCCAATGGTGTGATCGTGAGAACAATACGCTATGGACACCCGCAGCAACAAACGAAGCTGGCGACATTGACTTACAAACATCTGGTCAAATCATGCAGGGCATCCGTACACGCGGTCAGACACTCATTATAACGGACACAGACGCGCATACAGCACGTTATCTAGGCCCACCATACGTTTATGGCTTTGAGCGCGTAGGAACGTCTTGCGGAGCGATTTCACGCAAGTCTGCATCTGATGTGGACATTGGCGTTTTCTGGATGGGGCAACGCGGGTTCTTCCGTTTTGACGGTAACTCTGTTTCAGAAATACCTTGCGATGTTCACGATTATGTATTTGGTGACTTTAACGTAGCGCAGCAATCAAAAGTTTGGTCTGTTGCAAACGGTCAGTACGGTGAAATCTGGTGGTTCTACTGTTCTTCTAACAGCACAGAAATAGATCGCTATGTAGCCTTTGATTATAAGGAAAATCACTGGTTAATTGGTGAGCTATCCCGCACATCTGGTGTACAGCGTGGCGTATTCCGTTATCCGTTCATGGCGGGTCATAACGCAGACAGCGACATTTACGATCACGAAGTTGGTTATAACTTTGACAGTGGAACGACATTTGCTGAAACAGGCCCAATCAGTATGGGTGCGGGTGATAACATTGCAAAAGTCACAAAGCTGATACCTGATGAAATTACGCAGGGTGACGTAAACGTAACCTTCAAGACGCGCTTTTATCCTAACGCGACAGAAACTACGCATGGGCCGTTTACGCCTGCCAATCCAACAAGTGTGCGTTTCTCTGGTCGGCAGCTTCGTATGCGGGTGGAGGGTCAGAGCGCAACCCAGTGGAAAGTTGGCAATATGCGAATAGACACTATTGCTGGGGGTCGTAGGTAATGCCAAGTCCTATTCTGCCACCTATTGGGCCTGATCTGCGCCAGTGGGGTCGGCAATTGTCAGCATACTTGCAAGGCAATCTGGCAAAGCTAGGATTTAAGACAGCCGAAGATAACCCGTCAGAGGATGGTGTTATTCT